AAAGAGCAAATTATTAGGGTATTAGCACAATTAATATCATTTCCAAGAGCAACAGGATATATAATAGGTATTCAAGGTAGTGCGGGTGTTGGAAAAACAAAACTTATTAAAGAGGGTATATGTAATGCTTTAAATTATCCAAATGCTTTTATATCTCTAAGCGGAACAGATGATTCGTCCTTTTTAAAAGGTCATTCTTATACATACGAAGGTTCTTTGTATGGTAAAATATGCGAATCTCTTATGAAAACAGGGATAATGAACCCTCTATTTTTATTTGATGAATTAGACAAAGTTTCAAATACTTATAAGGGACAAGAAATAATTAATACGCTAATACATATAACCGACCCTGTTCAAAATGATAAATTCAATGATAGATATTTTGAAGAAATAGATATTGATATATCACGTTCAATGATTATATTTACATATAATGATGATTCTCTAATAAATCCAATTTTAAGAGATAGAATGATTGTAATAAATGTTAATGGATATGATAATGAAGAAAAACTTATATTAGCGACAGATTATATAGTTCCTGAGATATTGAAACAGTATAATTTGAATAAAGGGGATATAGTATTTAGCGTGGAATTATTAAGACATATTATTAATAATATTGAAAAAGAGGATGGTGTTCGTAATTTAAAGAGAGCAATAAATAATATAGTATCATGGATTAATATGATGATATATGTTCCTATTGATTTTATTAAAATATGTATTCCTTATACAGTATCTATAATGTTTTATGATAAATATTGTAAAAAAAATAATATTATATCAACTACAAAATATAATTCTATATATTTATAATTTAATATTTTTTTATACTTTCATTTAATAGTATATTAGATTGAATATTATTAAATATGAATATAACACATAGTTTTATATTTTTTGGTTGCTGGAATAATATTAACTGTAATAAAGATTATATATATCGTGATATAGTATTAAATAGTATTAGAGAATTTGAAAATGATATACAAGATGTTTTCATAGCAGGAGATAATTGGTATAGTACTTTAATAGATAATATAATTAAGGGTTCTAATGACTCTAAAAGTTCCATTAATATAGAAAAGGAGATTAAAGAAGTAGTAAATGATTTAGTAGACAATGTTGAAAAAAATATGAATGAATCTACGCAACAAGTTGATAAAAAAAAACAAAAAAAGAGAAATAATTTGGCATTCAAATATTATTTAATAGATACTTTAGTATCAGGTTATCATATACTTTATGGTATGAATAAGAATATTTATATTTGCGTAGGTAATCACGACGAATCAAGTATACATACTGATAATAACAAAGATTGTATGATTAGAACACAAAAATATTATATTAAAAAAATAAAAGAAGAAGTTGATAGTGCTACCGAAAATATAGACACTTTATTATTAGAAGATAATATACCAAATCTTAAAGATATTGTCGACGATCGTTCGTTAGAAACAAATATAGATATAGATAATAAAAATACTAAAATGAAATTATATTCACACGATAAAATAGGTATAGAAGAAAAGAGCAGTTATATAGTTTTTATTATAAATACAAATATTTTATCAGATACTTATTTAAATAGTTTAAAAGATGAATTATCTAAATACAAAGAAGAAAAATCAGATAATTTGAAAAAAATATTTGTAATGGGTCATATACCATTATTTTTTGATAAACATAAAGACCCTAAGGAAGATGAAGACCCTAAGGAAGATGAAGACCCTAAGGAAAAAGGACCTAAGGAAAAAGGACCTAAGGAAGAAAAAGACCAAAGTTTAAAAAAGAGTAAAAAAAGGGATAAGACAGATATTAAAAAGGGAAAGTTTAACAATTCATATGATATGATAGATAAAATATATATGATATTAACAGATTATAATTGTACATATATATGCGCGGATTGCCATAATTTTAATGTAATGAAGATAAAATGTGATGGAAGGGTTTTAATACAAATTACATGCGGAACTGGAGGAGCAGATCCTGATAAAATAATAGATATATATGATACGCCGAAAACATCAGTATTTAAAAGTAATAGATATAAATCAGAATCATCGAGTCCTCAAAAATCTTCTGAAAGACAAGAGATACAATACGATTTATTGTATTATTCTATAAATTCTTACGGATATAGCAAAATATCAGTAGTTGATAATAATATAATAGTATCTTATAATAAATTAATAGATATTGATAGTAAAACTTATATAGATGATAAGTATAGATATATAATTAGCAATAATAACATAATATATCTAGGGAGAGAGGTATATAAGAATAATGAAAAAATAAATTATATTTTAGAAAATTCTTTAGAGAATAAAAATAAATATTGCAAACGTTTAGATGACAATAAGGCCAAAAACATAAGTAACACATATATAGATAATATAATTAAAACAGAGAATAAAAAAACTGTATGTTATAAGAAAAAAAAAGATTAAATATTCGCTTATAATAAATATGATATATAACTATATTTTATTAATTTTGATTATAATTTTAGTTGTTCTAACAATATTTTATATATTTCATATATATAATTCATTAATATACGACGATATAGATAATCATATATATTATATGAATAAGGATGAAACAGCGATGTTTCTAGAATATGATGAAGATAAATATGTTTATAATTTATCAAATATAGATTTATATGCACGTAAAGTTTTATCTAATGAAGAATATATATATAATATAAAAAATTCAACGGCATCTTTTACAAATAATGATAAAGATGTTCTTAATAAATGTATAGAAAGAGCCGATGAATTATTAAGAAGTGTTAATATTGATAATATTATTAAAGAACCTAATTTAAGATATTCGAAAAATATTAATTTTAATGATTTGGCAAATATTAAATGGGTTTTATCACTTACTTCAAATGAAAATAGCGATAATAATCTTATAAAAGAATATGAAGAAGGATTGCCTCATACAAGAGCAAATGTAATATTCTTATCAAATAAGGTTCTAAACTATCTCGAAGACGAATTAATAAAAATTCTAATACACGAAAAAATTCATATATATCAACGTAATAATGAAGAATTATTTAAAATAATAGTAAACGATATGGGATATGTTGAGGTATCTAATATAACTGAAATATCATATAATACTATAAAGCATATACGTTCAAATCCTGATGTTAACAGAAAGATTTATAAAAATCCGAATACAGGCAAATTAATGATCTGTTTATATAATAATGATAAACCAAACGGTATTAATGATGTGGATTTAGTGGATTATTCATTAGAACACCCATATGAAAAGATAGCCTATGAAATATCTGAATATATTCATAATATGAATAAAATAGAAAAATATAAAAACATATAATAATATAAAAACATATAATAATAATATTATATTAATATATAATATGGAAGAAGTGTATAAGCAAGCCCCCGAAGGTATAACATACGAACATGTCGAAAGAATTTTCAATATCAATGATAAAGATGTATTGAAAACATTAATTGAATTGTGGAAAATACCTGAAGAAAATATTAAAAATATTAGTGAAGAAGAGAGTAAATGGAATAATATAAGAAATACCTGTGATGATTTTGATAATGAAATGAAAAATGTATTAGATAAGGCAAAAAAACAGATTTAATATAGATATATTGCTTTATCAATAATTATCATTCTAATAAATTGCGAACGTGATCAATTTCCATATCATAATTATTTGACGGAGTTTCTAATATAATAGTAGGTACTTTATTTTTAATGTTTTTAATATTATTATTTAACGATGCTATGAAATTATTCATATCATTTGTAGATATTTTTCCATCTAAAATTACGGCATGCCTATCTTTCATTTCTCCTTTTTTAACCATACTATTATTTAGATGAATAACTGTAATATCTTTACTATTTTTTTTAAATAGAATATCATATGCTTCTGCTAATTCATATCCTAATGCCCATGTATGTGCTGTATCAAAGCAAATTCCTAAGTTTTTCTTCTGTTCTTTTGAAAAACTGTTAAAGAATTCAATAAATTCGCTTAAATCTTTTAACAATTCTGTTCCTTGTCCTGCAGGTGTTTCGATAATTAGTTTAGTTTTCAAATTTTTATTTTCCATATCTTTCAATATATATTCGATAGCAACTTTCATATTATGTAATCCCTGTTCATATGATTGCGATACATGTTTCCCGACATGTAATACAACACCTTCCGCACACATCATATCGGCAAGTGTTAATTGATTGATAAGTAATTTAATCCATATACATTCTTCTAAAGGCATTATCCTTTTTCCTTCCATAGCATCTTTAGATATATTTATAGTATACGGAGCGTGTATAATAAGTTTGAAATCATTTTCAATTAAATATGTCCTAATATCTTGCGATTTCTTAATATAACTGTCTATATTTATAATAGTATTGCTACGCGGATTAGAAATAAATATTTGAAGAGCATTTCCGCCATTTTTTCTAATATTATTCATAGTTTCTATTATGCCCCCGCTTTCATCGCGTTTAATATGAGCACCTATGTAATTTTTAACTTTCATTATAGTAATTATAGTAAATAAATAAAAAAAATGTAAAATCAATTTTTATAATGTATAAAATGTGTATAATATTATGTAATCTTTTTTCATTTAATAATCATCAGAATAATATTCTGATTCATTTTCGCTAATATAATCATAATCATAATCATCATAATCGCTATAGTAGTTGCTTGAATTATATTCTTCGTCATTAATATTATTTTCAAAATGTTCATTATAATATTCATCATTATCATTAATTTGCTTTTGTTTTTCCATACTATTTAGTTTATTATAATATTCATACTTTTTATTAATTGTATCATAATGTGTATTAATATCGCAATTTTCTTTTTCATTTTGTTCACGTTTTTCATTTTCAATATATTCTCGTCGTGCCATTGTAAAGAAACTTTTCGGAGGATTCAAAATCTTATCAAAATTATCAATAATATTTTTTTTATATTGCTCAATTAACTCATTTCTATCATATTTTTTATTATCACAATAGAAATCAATATAATAATCAATTGTTGTTTTAGCACGATATTCTTTAATAACATTATTATCATATTTTTTTGTCATAAGAAACTTAATATAACCATCAAATAGTTCTTTGATATTATAAATTTTGTTAGAATCATTAATTAATGTTTTATCATTAATCATAATGGTTGCAAATTCATTAAACGAATAATCAGTCATATATTGTCTTAATTACTTTATATATAAAAGTGTACGTATCAATTTTTAAATTATTTTGATTGAGATAATATTTTTTTAATAATTTTATTTATTGTATCATTTATTTTATCAGTATCAACATTATTTGAGTGTTTATATTCTATATATAATGTTTTAATCTCTTTATTATTTACATTATCAATAATATCACTTCTCATAATTAAAGAAATTCTATTTGATATTTTATATTCTTTTAAAATATATTCTGTTATATTATCAATATCATTTGTACACGGAAATGTATAATTAGGTTGTTTATCATTTTTTGAACATATTACTAATATATTTTCAATAATATCTATATTTTTCTTAATTTTACTTGATACATACTGATTATCATTAGATAATTCATATGTATATACGCGTTCCTTATGAGTATATGATTTATATTTTTCAACTCTACTTTTCTTATAATAATTATCTATAAAAGATTCTAAATTATTTTTAGAAGATAAAGATACATCTATTATATTATCATACTTACCTTTATTGGTATTTATTATATAAATTTCTATTAAATTAATATCACGCATTTTATCATTATTGTTATTAAAACCAATAGTATCATCGGTGTTGTTCGTATTATAGAGATATTTATTAACATCTATTAATGTATTAAAAGACATGTTATATTATATTATGTTATATTATGTTATAATATCATTTTTTAGATTTATATATAAAAATTGATTATTCTATATATTTATATATTAAACTTTGTTATGAATTATAAATTTAAAATTTATAAATTAAAAGATGAAATAGATAAATATAGTGTTATAAATACTAATCAAGAAATCTCAAATAATCAATATAATAAACATAAAATTCGCGAGGATTTTCGAAATATGCTTATAAATAATTTATTAATTTCTGTTCTTGAAGCAACTGATTTAGAAATTGGCATTTTTAATTGTACTATTGATTACGCTAATACAAATAAAATACAGTTATCTTGGAAATGTTCTTTATTTATTGATACATATATTAATATATCGCGAAGCATTTATTCTAATCTTAAATCAAATAGTTATATAGGAAATAATAATTTATATAAAAGGATGGTTGAAAATAAGGAGTTTGTTCCGCATATGCTCCCATATATGCAATGTCATAATATATTTCCTGAAAGATGGAAAGATATTATTGATAAAAATAATTTACGTCTTAAAGCAGCCTATGAATTTAATATTGTTGCCATGTCAGATATGATTACTTGTATGAGATGTAAAAGTAAGAAGGTTAGTTATTATGAACTACAGACACGTTCAGGCGATGAAGCATCAACGCTATTTATGGAATGTCTTATTTGCGGAAAGAAATGGAAACAGTAATATATTATACATTTTCAATTATTCTATATTCAAAACATTCTCTTAATATATAGAATGCTATACCAATATATATTTTTGATTCGTCATTATCTACAATTTCTAGTATAATATTATAGTATTTTTTATTTAATATAAAATGTTGTATAGCATTTTGTATTCCATAGTTATATATTATTTCTTCAACATCTTTCTTTTCGTAAATAGGTAATAAAATATGATTGTAAATATATTTTTCTGTATTACAAACAAGAGTTCTTTTATCAGTTGAAGTAATATATTTAATTTTACTGTAGATATCAGATGCTACTATATTGTCGGGTTTTGTTAAGATTATTTTGTATTTTATAATATTTTCTTTTTTGTCCGACATTTAATAATAATATAATTATATTTTTATATAATATTATCGAGTGTAATAAGTAAAATAGATATACAACCAAATATAATACCTATAACTCCTTGGAGATTTATGCTAAAGTGATTATTATAATATATAGTAAATAATAATAATAATATAATTTCAAATACGGCAAAAGTTCTAAAATATGCTGGATTGGGAGATATCTTTATTATATAATAACTAATAAAAGTTACAAAGAATAACACGAGAGAATATATATAATATTTAGGATTACTTATTATATCTATAATATTTTTATCATTTCTAAAAAAATATAGTAAATATATTAAACTAAATATGCCGACTATTATATTTATAATTATAGGAAATATATAATTAGGTGTTTCGTCATATTTTATAAATAATATAAATCCTACTATTATTGTACTCCGTAAAACTGATAAATATACCCATTCCATTTATTATTCTTATATATTACAATATTATATTTGCTGAATTATTCTTTAGGGGGAATATCTTATGAAAATATGTAGTAAATTTATTGTATTGTTATGTGTAGAAAGATATTACAAGACTTCAAAAAATAATCAATATTAAGAATTTTTGGTCATTCATAGAATTATTTTTATATTTTCATTTAGTTACATAGTATTTAATATTTATTTATAAATACTTTAGTGAATATGCTAGGGTTTGCCGAAAACTGCGGCCAGGATATTTGTTCATAATTATTTTTTAATAATTCTATGGCTTTTGGATTTGGATTTACTGATAAAAATAACCAATCTATTTTATTTTTATTTTCTTCCGCCGTTAATAATTCAATGGCATTTGGGTTCATTGATATATAGGGCCAATATATTTTATTAGATTGACCTAAACTATCTAATTGTCCTTGAGTCATTTTATTTTCTTTCTTAATTTTTTTTTTTAATAATTCTATCGCATTTGGATTTTTCGATAAAAGTCGCCAGGATATTTTATTAGATTCATCTAATCTATTTAATTGTTCTTGAGTCATTTTATTTTCTTTATTAATTTTTTTTTTTAATAATTTTATTGCTTTTGGGTGTGGATTTTCTGATAAATATTTCCAATCTATTATGTCATATTTTATTAATAATCCTACTGCTTTTGGATTTGACGATAACATATTTCGAGATATTGTTTTAGAATAATCTAAATTGTTAAATTCTTCTATATCCATTTCATTCTCTTCAATAATTTTTTTTTCTAATAATTTAATAGCGTTTGGATTTTCAGATAAACCTTTCCAATCTATTTTCCAATCAATTTTATTTTTATACTTTTTTATTAATTTTATAGCTTTTGGATTTTTTGATAACTCAAACCAATCTATTTTTTTTGAAGAATGTAAATTATACAATTCCTTATATCCTAAACTATTTTCTTCTAAAATTTTATTTTCTAATAATTCAATAGCATTTGGATTTCCAGATAATATTTTCCAATCTATTTTATTTGTATTTTTTTTTAATATTTCAAT